GCGTGCTTTGAAAGTCGTCATGATTCCACAGTGTAGGATTATCTTCCGCGTATTGTTATGATAGTACCGCGGGTATAGAGGGTGTGTATGATAAGTTTTATGGGGATTGCGAGGTAGTCCTGTGACCATCGAAAAAAAACTAGTAATCAATAAGTCCACCTACGCTGAAACCTTGCTATTTAGCGCCTTGGACTGCCAGTACATCATTGACTGGGCTATCCGGTACGGGAACCCACAGCCAGGCCTCATCCATACCCTCTCAGAAGCGTCAGGAAGCGTTTTAAGGCGTTGTAAGGAGTACACCCTAGACGCACGCGATATTTCCCTTAATGACGGCTCTACGCTCGCCATGCGTGTCCATGGAGCCTTTGCCGAAGCCAATGTCTGGAATCTGTCCTTTCTGGATGTTCCGTCAGTTCGGGTTATGGAGTATCAGGTTGGGGACGGGTACGGGTGCCACACCGATTGGTCGCCTGGAGCAGCCAAAGAACGAAAGTTGTCTATGACCGCTCAACTGTCTTCCCACTACGCCTACAAGGGGGGCCAGGTGGTGTTGTATGCGGGGCCAGAGGATGACTACATCTCTCAGGTTCAGGGGATGGCTACTGTCTGGCCTTCTTGGACTCTTCACGAGGTCCTTCCAGTTGAGCAGGGGGTTCGTTACTCCCTTACGGCTTGGGCACACGGCGAGATGTACCGATAGCGTTTGAACAATGACAATTGTAAAAATTGAAAAATGGGAATATGAACGGGCCTTTGCCGTAGGTATTGCTCGATGTACGGCTCGTTGGGGCTCTATGGATGCGCCACACTACGCAGACAAGTCTCGCCAAGAAGATAACCGTACGGCAGAAGTTGCTGCGGCGCTGTGCGAACTGGCCGTTGCGAAACTTATCAACCGATACTGGCATGGAAGCGTCTGGCATCACACCGAACACCATCTACATCGGGACTTGCCGGATGTAGGTACAAATGTAGAAGTGCGGCGGCTAAGGACTCGGGAGGAGGTTGCCGTAAGGAAGAGGCAGAATTCTCAAGAGGGGCTCGTCATATTTGCGGCGCGGGTTGTCGGCGCCGAAATGCGCGAGGTGGAAGTTCTTGGTTACATCAGCCAGAAAGAAGGCTGGGATATCGGGACTCCATCCGATTACGACCCGGATGCTACCCGGGTAGTACACATATCAAAGTTGCATCAAGTCTCCAACTGAAAGAAAACATATGGCAAATAAAAAACAAAAAGGCATGTTCGGGAAAATCTCAATCAAGGGGGAATTGACTCGCTGCGTCTACATCATCTGGCAGACCAGAGACCCGAATAAGACGTGGTTCGTGAATGTGCCGTGGAAAGACAAAATTATTAGGTGCAGACTCGTGGCCCTGCTTGACCGTCGCCCTCATGAAGCCAACAGCGGGTTTACTCAGGATGCGTGGTCTTTCGAGATTCTCGACGAGGCAACTTTTTTGAAGGTGCAGGGCGGCGGGATTCCAATACCACCCAAAGACCTGTAAGCAGAATTTTTTAGCCTTCTTGGCTTTTGCGCTGACTTTTATTTGTCTTCTTCTTGCCTACTGGGCCGTGAAGGTCATGGGTTCGTAATGGGTCGCCTAGCGATAGTCGGGTTCGGCGCTTTCCGGCTTTGGTTCCGGGAACGACTTCAATCTTTCCGGTGAGGTAGTTCAGTCGTTCGCGTTGCTGCGCACCGCGTGAAACACTTTTATTCTTCTTACCCATGACTAGATTCGCTGACCTGTTTTCTCAATCACAAAACCATCTTCACGATTTATCACTACATAGTGGTAATCGACCAAGTCAAAATACTCTTCACACTTCTCCAATACGAGTTCCGTAGGAAGGGTTGAGCATGTATACAAGTCAAACTGTACGCGCGCTGGGACTTCTTCATCCCAAACGTGAAAAGCAATGTGTGATGTCTCAATACATACAGCCGCAGTAATTCCGCGATTGCCTTCCGCTTCCACATAGTGCGCATGAGGACCGGTGACAATCTTCATGCCGATGTCACTAACTAATTGAGTCAGCCAATCCTTGACTGATTCGATTTCGCGCGGCGGCCGATAGGCCTTGCCGTTCATCAAAAGGTGGTGATGCAAGATTGTTGTCATGAGATACTTTCTTGATAAAGGCGATGTCTTCTGGATGAATAATGTAGTCCAACAACGACCTGTATCTCAGGAAGGATGCCTTTACCCTCCAATTTCTCTTATTTTCGATATTCCACTGCTTACCCAAAAGCGCTCTAATCCTCTCCGAAAACCCTCCCCAAATACCGTGCGGTTCGTATTCCAGCGAATACATCAAACACTTGGCCCGGATGTCGCACGAGCGACAAAGTCCTATTGCTTCGTTTCTTTTAGCAAGTTCATGCTTGGTGTACCGCCCATCGACATGTCGGATAAAAAATATTGATGTGTCTTTGCCTTCGCAGGCTCCGCCACGGGGGAAGTCAATATCCTCTCCGACAATGAACCTATTCAACTTAAGAAATTCGTCCTGCGCAACTTCTACACGCTTTTTGGGAGATGGGGAAAAAGCGTTGTGCTCTCTTGTTTGGTTTTGATTTCTCATTGTTTGCCTTTCGTTGTGTTTTGTTCACCATTACCGTACGACCAAAGGTGTCGTTCTTCCAACATCAAAGTCGAAATTTTGAATACGACGTTCTCTTCTTCGGTAAAAATTCCATTAGATGTACAGAGATAATGAATCTCTGCAGTTGTCAGCATTTCACATTCGCTCGGGTCTAACGCGTGACGCTGAAGGCTTTGAGTTAATACAACCGCAGAGGCGTACATGCGCTGCCAGTACTTAGCGCTGCCGCCTTCAGGACTAAAGGGGATACCACCCTCTTTGAAAACAAATCAATAACGCAGTCCCAAGTTTCTTCAGATGGAGCAGGGAATCCTGCTTCTGCCGATATCTTGGCTCGATACTTTGGCGACATGTTCCTCACATTGAACAAGTGAAGCCCCATGTTTTCAATTCGGTCAACAATCCTTGTTGCTTTATAAAAGCGATTTTGTCTTCGGTATGGGTTTGGTTCTGTATCCAAGGTTTTACACCTCTTTCGTTTTCCAAACCCTACTGCTGTAACTAGGCTTTGCAACTTTTTCAGCCTGCAATTTTTTCAGTTCTTTATTTTCGGCGTAAACAAAAGAATGCGCTAAAGAAACCAAACACAGAACAACAAATAAACAAATAGCGATAAGCCAGCCAATTACGGCAATAGTTATCCACAGCATTTTTACTCCAGTGGCGCTCGGCCACCAGCAATTATTTTTCGTGCAAGCGCTACCATCTGCTGGATGAGCGGTTTGGAAACGGTAAGTTCTCCAGCCATTTCCGAATAAGAAAGACCTTCTGCGTCTGAGCCACCAAATTCGCAGGACTCTTTAATGGCAAGAGCACGCTGCTCAATGATGCCGCGGCGAATCTCTGCTACTGCTGGGAGGAGTTCAAAATGTAGCGCACGCGCACGCTCCACTGGGTCAGAGATTTTTGTAACTTCTTTTAGTTTGTTCTCAATCATGTCCTACTCCAACTCGGTTATTTCGATAGTTGCCTTACTCTCACCGGATATGACAGGTGCTTCGAATATCAGTCTACGCACAGTATCCGGTCCATCGCCAGTAAGCACACCGGCGTCTACTAGGCCGTCAATCATGGCTTTTGCCACGGGGAAGTGCCCACCAGTGTCTGCTAGGCCCCGTTTGTTCACCCGATGGGGGGTGAATCGGACCTCGATTGCCTTCATTTTGGGAATCTTGCGAGCAATAGCAGAAACACAAGCCGCCTCTCTCCACTCCTTCACTTTTTTGGCACGAGTGAAGTGATGCTGAGTCCTTTCTTTGTTCAAGGTCCACATTTCACCCCAAACCTCAAGAACGTGTGTCGTTTTGGAGGCGGCCATTACTTGAACGCAATCCATCCTGCGAAGTTCAGGCATTGCCAGAACCTTTGCACATTCGTGAAACCAGCATCTTTTAACATTCTTTCATTTTCTGAACCACGCAGAGGAACCAGCACACCCTGTAGTGCCTTCCTCTTTTCTTCAATCTGTTCTTCTGTGTAGCCGGAGTCTGATTTGTATGTGTGATAAATGTCAACGAGAAAACCCTGCGAGACGGGACTTTCACCAAGTATTTTCTCTACGACCACAAACGCTCCATCAAAGGATAAACCACTATGTACTTTCTGGAAGAAGTCTTGGCGAACGTCAAGCGGAATGAACTGCGCCGTCAATACAGACGTAATGAGAGAATATTTGCCAGGGGTGATATCAGCAGCCTGCAAGTCAGCGTGAATAAAGTTGACATTTTCAAAATTGCTAAAGGATTCAGTGGCGACGTCAATCATCGGCTTAGAAGAATCAACTCCTACGGCAGTAACCGTCTTTTGATTTGGAAGCGAATTAAGGATTTGGTAAATGGTCTCTCCACGGCTGCACCCAAGGTCCAGTAGGAACGGACTCTTTGTTTTGGTAAGCATTGGATAAGCAACGCGAACAACACAATCTCGCATTGTCGAATAGCCGGGTATCGACCTAGAAATCATGTCCTCAAATACTTTTGTTACCCCTTCATCAAAGGACCACTTGCCTTCAGGTTTGTAATTATCTTTTTGACTCATAGTTGTATGCCCAACCTTTTGGAGAATGCCGCTTTTGCCTCTTCTGCCATGCCAAGTCTCCTGCCTTCTGGGTGCGGGACATTAAATTCAAACTCGATAGCGGCACGCAATTCGTCGGCTTCAATTTTGCGGGCGTTGCAACCAACCGCCTGAACAAGTCCGTTTTTAGCGGTCAAGAATGTCAGAACTTGTTTATAGCCATGGGAAATAAGATTGCCAAACTCAGTTTCCGTGTGGTACTTCTGGACCTTTGGCTTTAGGGCAATATCGGAAATGATGATTCGGGGTTCGTAGTCAAGGGCAAAGCCATTGCTCGAAGTGTCATGCCCCTTCTTTAAATCACCGCGCGTGTGATTGAACCAGCGGTCTGACTCAGTACAGATAGCAGCCGTATGGAGTTTTGTATAAGGCGACGACAGCGCGGCGACAATGGCGATTACGTGTTTTCTGTCTTGCAGGAAGGGGATACTATTAAAGACCGATGCAATAAAGATGCTGTCCCACTCGGTGCCATCTGCAACTCTCTCAAGAAACTTTGCAGTAAGTTCGCGAGCAGCGTCAGTATCAATGTTCTCGTTGTCTCTGGAGAGAAAGAAAGGCTCAAACGCAACTGCGTCAACTCCCATTTTCTTGAGAATATCCGTCTTATCACATAGCCCAGCGCCAAAATCAATAACGTGATTGCCGTAATAATCTTTCCACAACTCGACGTGACGGGGATTATTCAGGTCAAAAGCCCCATTACGATTTCCGGAATTAATAAAGTGCCTCAAAAAGTCTTCAAGAAAAGTAGGGGTAAGAATCTGGACTCTTTGATTTTTTCTCCGGAAAGAGTTATAGCGCAATAAATCTTCGTATCTTTCCTGGATGTTGTAGTCCATCGTCAGCAAGTTCATCATTGCCCTTACCTCTTCTGCGACCTCAGGAGATACAATTACCGCATTGACAAAGTCTTCGTTATTAGAAACCGCATAGGTCAATCGAGCAAGCCCATTGAGGACCTTGTAATCGGTCGTGCAGATAACAGGCATTTGCGGAAGTCCATTTGTTTTCAATTGAGCGGCCATCGCAATTGCGTGCTGTTCGGGCCATTTGCCATTTATCTGGATAAGCCGAAGAGAGGACACTGGCTTGGTCTTCATGATTGGGTACCACTCTGGAGTATCCAATGGGATATCCGGAAGCATCTTAATTTTTTCTAAGTCTCCCAGTTTTGTCATGAGGTCTTCTTTTAAATCGGCAGTAGAAAGAGTTTTATACATATCATTTGTCGCGCGATTGTATAAAACGTTTATTCCCATGCGTCTTTCAATCTTGAATGTTGGAACGCGAACAACCGGAATCATCTTGGCTCCCATATTTGTGGCGACCATATGACGTTGGTGCCCGCTTAATATTTCACCATCTCCATCTGCATAAATTGGTAGCAGCCAACCAAACTTACGCAGCGACAGTTCGACCATCTCTAGCCGTTCCTTGTCTGCTTTTCTTGGGTTATACGCAGATGGACGCAGGTCTTCAACCGGAGTTAATACTGGCTTCATTACTCTCCGTTTGCTCTACGAGGGCTGACTTTCTTTGAGCGTCGCTGACGAGTGGAAACCCATGCATCGTTTTGTATTTCCAAAAGTTGCATAATCCCGGCACAAACTTCTTCGTATGAGAAGCCAAATTCAACAAAAATTGACTCTTCCCAATCCTCGTAGAAGTTTGGAGCCATCTTGAATTCCCACTTACCAACGATTGACGTTACATTTCTTGGCTTGTCATTCTTTTCTTTGACTGGCTTTTCCTTAATTCCCCAACCAGCGACCTCATGCATTAAGTCATCAAGGTCGTCGCCGGTATACCCAGTTCCCTCAAATGCGGGGAGTGACTGAAGTATTTCGGCCAACTCCACATGGTCATATGAACCCATGTCGGAAGTTTTGTTATCAACCAAAACAATCTTTGCTGCTTCTTCGTCGTCGCAGTCAACAAATGTTGCCGCGATTTGCTTCCACCCCAAAGCCTTTGCGGCTTTCCAGGTGTGATTGCCGACAAGAATTGAATTATCTCGCTTGTTGACGACAATCGGTCTGAACTGTCCGTTCTTGCTTAGCGACTCAGCGATAAGGCCAATATCACCCTGACGAGCGTTCATTGGATATGGGAACACACTGTTGATGTCCACGTTTTCTGTAGACAGCATAACTGAGTGCATTTGCTGTCTGTCAATGTTTCGCTTTTGACGCTTTGCGCGTGCCTTCTGTGCTGCTATCTGAGAAACATCAGATAGGCGCAACCTCTTTTTCAATTCTGGAACAACCTTGTCCTCTTCGCCAACTTTAGAGAGGACACTTTCGGCCCAGTCTTTGTAGACATCATCATCAACCAGAACTCTGTAACTTCCAACACACACACGGATTTCCTTGCCGACAGCACCGGTACGGTCCTTGTTGGGTGCTTCGAATTCTCCAGTTCCATCAATCAGCGTCTGCAACTGGTCAATGTCGACCTCGTTGAAACCAGTGCCATCTAGTGTTGGCAGAGACTGCAACAAGTCCAAAAGTTTTGAATCATCGTAAGAAGACATATCCGATGTTCTGTTGTCGGCCAAAACAATTTTTTGTGCACCGTAGTCATCAACATCCACAAAGGAAACAGCGATGTGCGTCCAACCCAGGCTTCGTGCAGCACGCCAAGTGTGATTGCCAGCAAGAATCATGCTGTCCCGTTTGTTCACGACAATGGGTTTGTATTGCCCATTTACTTCAAGTGACTTTGCTATTTCGTCAACATCACCGCGTCTTGGATTCTTTGGATAAGGTTTAAGGCTTGTAATTTCTACAATTTCTGTGTTTACGTGAATATTGTCCGACATGAGGACAAGTATAGTTCACGTATTTAATTGCGAGTGGAAAGGGACGCCTTGATTTGTGCGATGATTTTTGCTATCTCTTGCCTGTCCTCTTCTGTTCTAGGTTTTTCTAAAGCCTTTTGCTCTGCCTCACGGCGCTCTTTTTCCACCCAAACCCGATGGCTATGCAAAGGAGAGATGGCCTCCCTAAATTCTGCCCAAGAGGGAAAGAATTTGCAGTGGTCTTCAATCTTCTTTACGGCTTTTCGCGCATCTTCAAAATGAAATGTCAGAAGGTTATTCTCCCAACGGCGAACCTCTTCGACAACGAGGTTCTTGGAAGGGAAACAAACATTGAGTTCCGCAATGATTGCGTCTGCTTGGTCAGGAGTCATGGCGTGTAGTTGTTTCTCCATTGACTTGGAGAGTGAGTATCCTCAACTGACTTTTTATGTTCCTCATCCTGGTAAAGACGAATCATGTGGACGCATGGGTCGCCAGTATCAAACTCTTGACCTTCTTCATCGGACATCGGAAATCCATCGTGGGTATAGCAGACTGGTGGACCACACCATCCATGGCCTATTCCGAAAGCCATCCAATCGTCAAAAGACGTATCGCCCGGAATCTGGTTACGCCCAACTCCAAGAAAATTCTTTTCGGGGTCATAAAATGACTCAGACATTCAACTCACCTTTCACTGTTGTATTTTCTAACAGACGTTGTTCTCTTGCTGCCTTGATTGCATTCCATCCCTTTGGCACAACACCACTGAGGCCGTTCATTGGCTGTCCTTCTGGGTCGCACTCTGACCATCTGTTGACTAGCGCAGATGGTGTCATTGTGGCATTGGGAAACTTCTGCTTGTACACGGCGGCTCTGGCTTGAATTTGCTCCGGAGTTGCGCTGCATTCATTAAGCACCCTGACCATTCGACCGTACCTAGAAGCCTCAGAAGAATTCACCTTGTCCGGGTTCACACCACACACCTGAAGAAGTGTGTCCCATATCGGATTGCGTTCTCTTTTTGCCAAAGATTTTCTCTTCCTGTCAAAACTTGGGACCTTGCTTCCCGAAGAGTTTTGAGGAGCATCACTTTGATTTGTCACAATTTTGTACACGTTGGACGTGCCGTGTCTTTTAAAAATTGCCAACTCTCCTAATTCAACAAGGTCCTGCAATCTTCGTTTTACGGTACGCTCTGAGACGTTGGCTTTTCTTGCAATAACACTGATACGAGGAAAAGCATCTTCTCCGTCACTATTGCAGTGGTCAGCAATGACAAGCAAGATGAGTCGCTCAATGCCTTGGGCTTTTGAGTTTTCAAACACCCACTCCATAATTTTGATTGACATTAATTCCTCACCGACTTGTAAGCGATTGAAATAATCGCCAATTCTACTTCCTTGTGCGTATAGGTTGTTTCAGAACTAATGCCGTGAATAGTGGGTGTCCTCTTTGCGTTTCTTAAAAACTTCTTAACATTTTCCTCAATGACAATCGGGCTTCTTTTTCTTTGTTTTGAACTTTCGGACAGAAAACCTCGCGCCCTAGCGGCCATAATGCGCTTAGCCATTGTCGACACGGGGATATTGAAAGCCTTTGCTAGGCCCTCCTGTACTGGCACTCCACGCTCGTGCAGTTGCCAATACATGACAGCCAGGACTTTCAATTCTTCGTCAGTGTGTTCACGCCCACTGTGTGGCTCAACAACGTGTGTATTGTTCATTGCTTCTTCTTAATCGATACTCGCTCGGCTTTTTCAACTTCACAAAAGTCATCTGGGTTCAATCCCGGAATCATTGAGCGAAGCGCTGTTACTCGCCAATCCCTGATTGCTGCAGTACTAATCAAACTCTCTACGACTGCATCAATTAGCGGCTTTGATATGTTTGCCAAGTCAACAACCTCTCCAGTGTTTGGGTCAATAACCATACCGGATGAACGAGATATTGCCTTATTTACTACAGCCTCCACAAGGGTTGCGTGTTCCCAGTTTTTGCGTGAAGAACTAAATTTTCGCTCACCAACAAAACTTCCAAACTCAATAATTTTGTCGCCGTTCATGCGCATGTGTTCAGTTAGAAGAACATTTAATCGGGTCTCCGAATCGCGAAGTGCCGCTTTGATTTCGGCAAAATAGACAAGCCCGTAAAAAACATCTTCTTGATTGAATTCGTCTGTTTTGTTTTCGAGCCCGTCTACTGCGTTTTTGACGTTAATAGCAACTTCATCGAATGCCAATTTTAGTGCATGATAAATGTTCATTTCGAATCTCTCCAAACGTGTAGTTTTAATCCTGGTTGATTCATGTTTTGGCTGGATACAACTATGGAATGAACGGATGCATTCCATTTTTCTCCAGCATCTATTTTGGGTGCCAAAATCAAAGCGATTAACCGTGGCAAGTGGCCAAGCATTCCCGAGTTTGCATCAACGCGTATTGCGTTGGTATCAAATTCGTTGTCTGGCTCTCTCACCAAAGTGCATGGAGCATTCATCACTGCAGTGTCTTTTGCAAGGGAGTAAATGTTTTCGGGATAGGAATCCACGAAAGAAACCCCTACAACTTTTGTGACGAACTGATTTGGCATTTTTCCGTCAGCCTCAGACGTCATTCAGTTTCCGACGCTGCCTCAAAAATTTGAACAATTCTGTCGTACTCGTTCTCATCCAACTCAGCGGGCCATGATGTTGGGTCGCCTAGTTCCTGACGAACAACTTCCTGAATCCGGGGAGAGGAAAAATCGTACATTGACTTAACTGCCATGATGTCAACCATGTTGGTTTCCGACTTTTTTTCTGAGCGGATTCCTTCAAGTGTGATAATCAGAGTGTTTAACTCCTCTTTCGGCATTGGCCACTGACGGTTATTGAGTTTTTCGTGAGCATCGCGAAGTGCCTCTAGGTCGTCAGGAGAAAGGTCGGAACATGACTGCTTAAAGCGATGATGTGCTTCCTCACGCTCAGTATCCGAAGGCCAACCAATAAGCGGCTTAATCGGCTGCTCTTTGGACTCCACCTGAATCTTGGGCTGAGCAATCTGCACACCAGCAACAACCGACTTTGACTCCATTACTGGAGCAACATTCTTTGGCTGTGTTGGCGATGCGCTACCAGTGGCCTCACGAAAGCGCATCCAGACCTTAAGGTCATTCATGTTGTCTGGGTATCCAGCCTTCTTAAGGGCACGTCCCATTGCCTTTGAGCACAGGACATTCCATGAGTCGGTATCTCGACCTTTGGCATCAGAAAGGGTCTTGTAGCCAACCATTGGGCGGTCATCGCCTGAATGCCGTGTGATTGTGGCGATGCAAACCTTTTCGTCTTTCTTGTGGAAAGAAGAAGGGATTCCTGCTTCACCTGCAGTGCCTTCGGAAAATTCAACAGTGGCATCTGGCCAATCTGCCTTGAACATTGCCCACCTGAGTGAGGTGGAGATGTAATCGTCAAAGTTTATGGGCATACGCCCTCCTAACTTGTTTGTGGTTTATTCGGTTAATGACACTATACAGGTGATTTTCTAACTTTGCAACTTGCCTGCATCAAAGGTATTTTTCGCTTGGCTTTGGGCTCTCAAGGCCTGGATGGTGGCTTTGAGAATGGCATTTTCGCGACTTAGGTTGGCGATTTGTAACGCAAGTTCTCCGACTACGACGTTGATATCTGGCTGTAGATTCATGTTCCTACATCCTCTTTCTCTGCATGATTATACCATTTTACTGCAGCGTAGCGGATTCCGCGAGTTATCGGCGAGACTGAATGCATGTATGGATAAGACGAACCAAAAAACACCACTTTTCCAGCCTTTGGGACAATCCTTAAATCAAAATGCTCAAATACAAGGTCGCCTCCAGAGTAGTCGTCATTTAAAAACATCGAAACTGAGAGAACGCGGGGGAATTCAGCACAATCATCAAAGTGTTTATGGAACATGTTGCCTTTTTCGTATCTGACCAACTGCCAGTTGACAGAACTTAGTTCTTTTACGGAATAGATTTTTCTATATTCATTAAGCATTGGCTTGATTCCAGTCTCCAGCGACTCCCACAACCTTCGGAGTGGGTCCTGTGGATGACAAGATTCTGAACCATCGCTAATAAATTTTGTATAGCAGCGCCTTGAAAAGCGGTCAATACCTGCTTTGCTTTTAATTAAAACTTGTCCTTTTTCCCACATGGCGAAAGTGAAGTTGTGCGTAAGACCCTTAAGAACACGAGCCGACTCTTCCGAAAATTGAAATTCAATTATTCCAGGGGCAAGAACTTTTGTTTCCAAAATTGACATATCAACAAGTTCCGGCTCGGAGTTGACATGCTCGCCACAAACACTGTTATAAATACGCAACACATGCCCATAATCGTGACACGAGCAAATCGGTTGCTCAAACGGAGGGTCGGGCATGGGGAGAAACCTATTTCGATTAAAATATCGAATGTCGCCGTCGGAGCCATATTTTGTCATCCCATTTGTTTCTTTTTGAATCCAATGAGATGCTTGCGTAAAATGAAGAAATAAAACTGTTGTGAAAACGCTTTCGTCGTCTGATGGGTATGGCGGTCGCGCATGCATGTGTTGTTGGCCAGCAAAAATCATTGCACTATTTTTTTCTTGGGTAAATTCTTTACGCTCAACAATTAAATTCCAGTTTGCCGTGTTTTCAATTGCAACGTCTATGGTTGTTTGTGTCCCATTTTGGTCGGTATGTTCCCACAAATTTGGAATACAGCCGTTTTGTATTTGATATCTACAAACGAAAAAGTAAGCCTTTTCAAGCGTGTTATCATTAAATATTTCGCGAGCCCTAGCAACACAGAACTTCTCTATGTCTCCGTCAAAGGAAATTCCAGCATCCCATCGACCAATCATTGTGTGGTATTTCAACCATCCGCCAGGGCCCATTCCTGATGAATTGACTTTTTCGACAACGCGCGCAAACATTTCCTCAGAAAAGAAATTATCAATTTTGTATGGTTCAGCAACAAGGGGCTCGGGAAGTTCAAAATTGATTTTTCCGAGGATTTCAGACATGTTAAACCTTCTCGTACTTTATAAATTAAAGCCATTTGTATACATCACCACTTACCCAATGGACAGATAGCATTACTGAGTTTTGTTTTCATCAACATAATGCATCCGCACTCTTTGCACTGTGTAGTCGCACGTATGTATCTATCGCACTGGGAGCAAATAGCCATGCGCTTAGAGACTGACTCCTCATCAATGCGAAGATTTGGATTAAGGACATGCCAAGGCTTGGCCTGTTTTGTTGATGTTTTTACTTTGTATTTTTCCCAGTTTGACTCAGGCTGGCTCATGTAAACCACCATCAACATATGTCCACCCAATCGCCGCTTTTGGGGTATCTGCTGTAATTTCAAAAAGAACAGGACTGCTCGTCATTGCCGCAGCAAGAAGTTCGTTTGAAATATGAAGCGTGTAAGCAGTTGAGCCACCAACAACGATATCCATTGCCGCTTCCCCTTCTGGAATTGAATTGGCTGCACTGACATCAACAATCGTTCCGGCCTGCAGGGCCTCCCAGATTGGCGGATAAGTGGTGAATGTGGCAACAATCTGCCCGTCAATTATCACGGCAATCGGCTTTCCTGGCGAAGCGCCTTCCGCTAGTCCGCGCTCTGTCGATGGGGTCCATTTGTACCCACAATCTGTACCAAGGTAAGAAAAACCTGATGTTTCCGTAATCATAATACCATCCTATATGTTGCAGTCGTTACTTACGGAGTAAAAATGCCAGAGCAGTCGTTTGGTGCGCTTTGGAACGGCGACAAACAATAGTCCTGACAACAGCAGATTTCGTTTGCGTAGAGGAACTCTGAACAGGTTTGTCCATCATAAGCAGGTGGGTCAACTGGCGAAACTGGGTCAACTGGCGAAACTGGGTCAACTGGCGAAACTGGGTCAACTGGCGAAACTGGGGATGGGGAGCCAGCACACTCTTCAAGACAATAAATTGTTTCCGTGTTGTCATCATGAACAATGCGGGCAAATAATGTAAGGGTATCTGCATCCCAAAAGAATCCGATTCTATCCGTGTAATCATTTGCTTGATATTGAATTCCTTCTTTCCAGACTACTGTTTTTTCAGAATTAGAAAGTGCCCCATCGGATGAAAAAAACTCAAGTTTTTCCCATGTAAGTATGGACTTGCTGCCAATAAATTCGCTTTCGGCACCATTGAGTTTAATCCCAGCAGCATCGTTTCCTTGGCTATCTGTTAGTCCCTCAGCGGTTTCAAGGTTCCCAATAATCATATTTCCAAGGAATGTTCCTCCAAGAAGCAAATACTGTTCGCCAATTTCTAAATCTCCGATTTTTCCTGTTGACGCAATCATGAAACCGGCATTTGTTACTGAAAATGGAGCAGAACCTATACTGGCAGAACCGGACCACATGTCTCCATTTGCCCCAACGTGAAATGAGGTATTGTCAAAACCTCCGATATCAATTGTTGAACCAACAATTTGACCAGCAAAAAATCCGTCAACCGTATATAGGTCGCCAGTCACAGAACTAATTTGAGTTACCAAATCTCCAGCGTTATCAAATGCGCGGAGTCCCGAAGAATCTATAATAATTCGCGGATTGGATGTAGATGTTTGCAGTGTCGGTGCGGTAAGCGTTCCTTGAACCCATGTCCCGTTTCTTACTGTTACTGAGTTAAGTTCTGCGTCTCCAGATGCTTCAATTGTCCAGCCGCTTGTGTCTGCAACATAATTGTTTGAGCGGATTGCTCCGTTGAATAAGACCTGAGCGCTTGCAGAAGCAGTGAAGGAAAACGGGGGGGATGGGACGCCAGATTGACCATTTGTCGTGTACGGCAAAATTGTGAATTGATATTCACGCCCAGGTGCGGCAAGGTTTTCGAATACAGCAGAGTTTTTGTCAGCCGCAACGGTTGTTGAGTGTCGTTCAACAATTCGAGTCACGTCACCCACAGAGGCTGTTCCGGTTGGGATGTCTGGACCTACGTCATCAAAGGTGAAAAATGTTGCTGAGGCACTTGTCAAAAACACAAGTGTTCTGTCAAAGTATTCATCTGTAGTGCCAGTGATATTGATTAGGTCGCCGACATTAAAACCATGCTCATCGTCAACTTCTCCATAAACAATGTTTCCGTCACGGTAGATGTCAACAATTGGATAACTAATTGCTATTCCAACACTGTTTTGCTCTTCTCGGTAAACAATCGCTTCGTAATGAGTAGCGCTTGTGTTGTCTGGGGATTCCCAAGAGGCAACAACTCTGTTGCTCATCCCAACAACTTCAGCGCCAACAGAAGTTCCTGTTGGCGCCAACGGCTTTGATGATGTGCCTCGAAGCGTAAATGTTGGTATTTCAGCAGCACCGAGACGCCCGTAGTTTGCTGCGTATTTTAGGTTGCTTGCAATATCCTGAAAGATGTCTCCAAAAGTGACTTCAATTGTTTCATTTCCGTTTTCATCAACAGAAGCACTTATTGCGCTAATAATTCGCTCACTAAACACGCCCGTGTCAATCTCTACGAGAACCTTGTCTCCAATATCAAAGTCTTCCCACGCAGTCATCCCATTACGCTCTGCAAACGAGGTGGTGATTTGCAACTTGCCATCGCGAACCTGGCGAACTGCAGAGGCAGTGATATTTGCAACTGCCGGAGCATCTTCAGAGGTATTTTCAATAAACATTTCACGGAAACCGTAAGTTCCTGTGCGGTCAGAGATTTGTCTGTCTAGATTGAAACCGTCCGAGCCATAAACCACAGTGCGAAGTTCGGATACAGAAGTTCGCGTCTCAACCGTTTCGAGCATTGGAAGACTAAAAATAAGGGCAGCCGAACCACTGGTCATGTCATCACCAAATGGCTCGTCAAACACAATTGTGTCAGTTGTGAATGGTCTTACGGCGATACTGACTACGCCAGTTGGGGAAACATGCCAATCAACACCAGTATTGCTTGAAACCTCATTAAGTACATCCAAAACCGTTCTTCCTACGGCAATGTTGAAATTGCCTCCATCGCGCACAACTCGACCTTTTGAGTCCGTCTTGCCCAAAGACGAAGTAAGGGTTGCATCAAGAGAAAGTGGCCAGTCAACCGCGTATCCGATTCCTCCACGGCCGTTAAGAGTTTTGATTGCGCCAAAGTCTTCCTTCTTTGTCGAATACTCATAGCCAGTATCTGCTTCTGTAAAAAGGATGTAGAAGGCAGATATTCCAGTGAACGCACCAAGCGAAACTTCGGTCCAGACAATGCTTGCTGAGCCAACTTGATTTGATGATGTCAGACCACCATTTGATGTAATAGCAAAAGATTTATACCCATTAGTTGTTCCTTCATTTACGAAGGCTGCGTTGCCGACTTCAAGGTCTGAGATTGGACTTCCGTCTGCCCTTGCAGTGCGCTGAATAACCCAAGGATTTGAAGAGCCACCAATAGAAACAATCCAATAGACACCGTTATGGGCTTGTGTTGTTTGGTTTTTTACAAGGATGGTGTCGCCGACGACCAGGTCTGTAACGCCATCAATTCCGGAGTTGTTTATAGAACCGTTGGCAGTTGCTGTAAGGCGTGCTCCAGCACCAGCAACGTCTGTTTGTGGGCCAGCGGTATATGTTGCAGAAATGTTGCCGGTTGTAGCGACTCTTACGTTGTATGCATATCCAGGGAATAGGCGGTCGAAAAACTTTGGTCGCTGCGTGGTCCCAGCAGTGGCTCGTGATTGATTGCTGAAATCTTCTGGAAGAACAATTCCCCATTCGAGAGCAGAAGCGATGCCACGTCCGCCAATAACAAGCGGTTGACTTACGCCGGCACGGTCGACTTGAACATCTTCAATAAAAAACGTAAATACCGGCTCTCCATCTCTCCGCACCTGTAATGCGTATGGGCCATCGAGCAGCGAATCACCACGCTCTGTTTGAAAGGCGCCAAAGAATGGGTCAGAAAAATCATGCTCTAAAGTTGCCGAACCAACGTCGTTTAGTTGGTCGGATAGTTGGATTGATTTCCAGCGAGGCAAGTAAGCAATTGTTTGGTTTGGGTCGTTTGCTAAAACAACCCAAACATCCCAGGTTGTTTTAGCCATTAGTAGAACGCCTTGCGATATGAAATAATTACCGTTCCGGTTCCCGATGTGCGACTACATGAAATTGTGTTATCTAAAGGAAATATCTCAAACCATGATTGCCTAGAGCCAGCGCGATACAAATTGGCAATATCGTTGATGCCCTGCTTTTGTAGGGTAAGAGCGTCAGTGTCAATTACAACTGCCTGTCCGGTTGGTATTGTTCCGTTGTAGCCGATTGCCGTCTGGCTTGAAGCGTAGGTTTCGTTTACCAAGCGTGGGTTGGTGAGGTCGCCAGTAGAGGTAAACGTAATCGTCATATAAGTAACCGGCGCAGTCCCAACCGCACCAGCAAGCATCGGTACCGGAACTGGACTGCTAGAGAAGTTCGCAGATGCTGATGTGCTACCCAGAGCAAACCAGCGAGGGTCCGGGAACTGAACATCAACAGTAAATTCTGTGACATTTAAGTCGCGATGGTCGGAAACGGTTATGGCACTCACGACCTCGCCATAACCAACGCGAGAAGAGTAATTTGAGGGGTTCTCAGGATTAATGCGAACATGAGTGACGGTAAGAAGTTCAGGCATTTCGTTGAGCAAGTTGAAAACCGTGTCATAATTTTCGTTAAACTGTGAACGTCGCCCAGACTCAGTTGCGGCAACAGAGCCGGTAACTGGTTCATTATCGCTAATCCAAATAGTCCAAGTTTCATTGCGTGTGTCAAGTCTTTTTTCACGCCACTGCTGGCCGTGAATAATTGCAGAGCCAACATTGTCTCCCTTTTTCGCAGGGATTCCACGCTCAACACTTGAAAGCATGTAACCATGAGTGGCAAGTTCAACGCCATTTACGTCATACCATTCAAGAACTTTTGGAAGAACTGTTGACATTTACATCACCCAAACAATCCGCTATTGGCCAGCACCTTCATGCGGCGAGTGATTGAATCTTCTGCTGCGGCAGGTACTGGGTTATTCACGGTCACAACAATAGTCTTGCTAGGCGCTTCTTCTTGACGAGAAAGAGGAGTCTGTTTTGTTCGTGTATATCTGTCAAGTGCCGATGTTGTGACAATTGTTCCTGATACTTTTGGAATAAACATTTCTGGGCCGCGTTCGCCAACCAAATATGGACTCATTCCTTCAACTGGGCCACCGACGGCTTTTCGACGTCCACCGCCCATAGATATGGGGTTGGCGTCTGTTGTGACTGGGATAGTGACGTCTCTCTTATTGTCGAAAGGATTTGAGTTATCTTGCGGTGCTCCAGATTTTCCGCCACCAGTATCAACAATTGCATTTACACTTACCCTGAGAGTAAGTGGTGATTTATCAAGCGATTCTTGGGCGGCCAACTGGATGCTATTAAAAATTGCAGGTCCCAAAGACTTAAGATTTTTGTACATCTCGCTGTCTTCGTCCAAAAGACCCCTTGAAAGGTTTGTAAAATCTGCACCGATTCCTGTAGTCAACGCGGTCACATTTCCGGCAGTTTTTGTAAGTGTTTTAAATATTCCCTTTTCCCCATAAAAATTACCTGAAAATGCTTGTCCGGTAATCCCAACATCATTTCCAAGGGTTGACACATAACCACCAACAGTTGAAATAAAGCCTCCAAGACCTCCTACGGTTGTGCCAAGAGTTGAAAGGTTTGTCGAACCAACAACTATTTGTCCTGAAGCAATACCAGTGGCAGTTGCCAGAGAATCGTAAACCTGAGCAAGTTCAGCATGATTTATGTAAAGTTCGTACGCTGCCTCTTGCAAATCTTGATATGCAGACATCACATCAACTGTTGCCCCAGCAAGTTCAAGATTTTTATTTTCCAATTGTGTGGATTTGTCTATAAATGCATTTTGTGTTCCAATGACATCTTCGCTTACTTCTGATGCCGCAGCACGTGCTTCATATAGCGCAATCTCGGCGTCTACAAGTTCGACATACGTTGCTCGGCCCATCGCATAGTCACGCGAAACACGCTCAAATTCCAACTGAAGTTGGTCTATTTGCGCTTGCTCATATCCAGTAACTTCTGCTCCACCGCCAGCACCCATGCGAGTTTCTGCATACTGAACCTCTCTTGCTGCCTTTTTGCGCTGGTCGTCGTAAGAGCGTTGCGTATTGATGAGTTTTGCAAGATTTGCCTGAGCCTCTCGGAAACTCAGTTGTGACTTAATATATGAACCAAGCGAGCCAATGATGTCCTTCATTCGCCCAATTGTTGCTTTTACAAAATCTTGTGCTGGGGTTTCTACGGCTTTCTTCTTCTTCAGGAAGTTTTCCAAATACTTGGAAATGCTTGCTCGTGTACCAGTCTTATAAAGACCAGTGATTGCATTATCCAAAGACTTTTGTAGACCGCTTCTTGTTCGGCCCGACTTCATTTCTTTTTCAAAACCCTTGCCAACACCTTGAGCCATTGGGATACCAAGTCTGTTGGCAGTTTCTTTCGACGGGGACTTAATCTTTAGATATTCTTGACCAGTAATCATTACTCCCTGAAGCGCGCGAACAAGGGCATCTGACATTGTTTGTTCGCCAGACCGAATACCCTGTGCGATACCAGCAGCAACGTCTTCGCCAGTTTGTATCGCTGGACCTTCCGCGGCATCCGCAGTTGCCGTAATCGAATTCACAAAGTTTTCTCTAGTGAATCCCATTGTTTCCAAGAACAGAGCGGCATCTACTCCAGCACCTTCTCCTCCAGCAGATGCCACAGTTTTGACAATGTGCTCAATTCCTTGCTGGAATGCAAGTCCAGCACCTTTCATATCTCCTGCTGCAGCAAGGGTGTTTGCGTAGGCCTCAACGGCTTCTGCGCTCTTTGTCAACTCTGCTCGTGCTTCCCTGCCGGCAGAAGTATCTATTGAAATATTACCACTGGATTCTTTTATTGCTTTTTGTACATCGTTAAAACTGTCAAGCGCATCTCGTTGAGCCTCTTCTTGGCTTTGAGCAAGACCACGCAATCCTCGTTGCGCATCGCTGTATTTTTTAATTGCGTCAACTGCTGCCGCATAGGAAGAAATTTGCTGACGTACCATTTCCTGTTCGGCTTCAAATGCGGCAGTCTGCTGCGCGCTACGTTCGATGGCATCGTCTTGAACAATCATGTACTTTTGAAGAGCGCTCATTACAAGTCGGAAACCAGCCTGAGCGGTTCTACCAGAACCCTGCACTTTGTCCATCTCTGCTCTGATATTTGCAAGTGCTGTTGACGCTTCCGCAGTTCCAATTTTTGCAGTGTCTACAAGCAGATTTTTCAATGCAGTGTCGTTTGATTTGTCACTGAAAATTTTAAAAAAGTTTCCTGCTCCTTCGTCGGCAAGGTCAAGATTGTCAGTTAAACCTTTTAGTGCTCCGCCAAGAACATTTGAGAATGTTTTTTCAGTTGCCAAACCAGCATCATCAATTTTTTGCATTGTCATCAAAAGTGGAGTCATATCCGAACTTGTTTGAATAAAATCAGTAAAGCCCTGACCCATAACCTTGAGGGAATCAAGGACTCTTACACTGTCATATTCAACCTTGTCGACGTGCGGATTTGGCTTATATTTTGCAGCGCCTTCCAAAACCTCAATATATCCATCAAGTCCCGCTTTACCAGTTTTTGCCATCGCGTCAGCAACTTCTTTATTTGCGTTGCCTGCAGCAGAAACTCCAACTTGTATAAGCGCGTCGGTAACGGTGTCGCCAGTTACGTCGCCAATAATTGCATTCTTATACTCTTCCTCGTCAAGTCCAAGGTCTTCAAAAAAGACCTGCATGAGTGCATCTTTTGAATCCTGGTGAAGATTTGCAAACTGACTTTCCATCAGTCCCTTGACTGCGTTTGCCATTCCTTCTGTACTTGTTTGTCCAAGTTTTTTAAGTTCGTCCATCAATTCAGGAGCCTGCTCTTTAATTTGCTCCCTAATACGCTTAACATTTTGCTCAAGTTGTGTCTCTTCCGCGCTTTCTTCTTCAATCTTGAAGCCTATTTTTACTGTTCCATAGGCAACTGTTTGGTCAAGAAGTTCATTGACTTTCCCCATTTGGTCAATGAGATTGCTTGCGGGACCTTCATCGCTAAGTTTTTTGAATAATTTAAATGCAGCATATGCTCCAACAATGGCGACAGTTAGGGCTGCCATGATTGGATGGGCCATAGCAAAAGCCCTCATTGCCGCAGCAGCCTTTGTTGCGGCGGCCCTGACTCCCATCATTGATGCTTTCAAAAGTCCGTTAGCCTTAACCGAGAGGTATGCGGTAACTGTGTAATATTTAATTGAAAAAATAAGAAATTTTATAGAACCCAAAAGACTGAAATTTACTTTTGTATATCCTTTTGCTGTCATCGCTGCAGTGCCCGTTGCCGCCGCCGCAGAAGACGTCGCCGCAGTTAACCTATAAAGCGACTTTGTGTTGGCGTCGTACATAATCTGAGTACCGAACAAAGTCATTGTCATGTTGGCAAACAATCGAATCAGGGCAGATGTTGTTTGAATTACCATCGCAAGCCCTGCAACAAGTACTACGCTAACTCCAGCAAATGAAACAAATGCCTTAAGACCAGTTTTGCCAATTAAATCAAAAAGAAAAGAAAATGCTTTTGATACTACTTGTGAGATGTTTAGCATTGATGTAACCAATGGCTTTAGTGCTTCGCCTAGTTGGATAAGAGCAACACGCGAGTTTGCAAATGCTTCATTGAATTCTTTGTCTACAGTTTCTGCGTAACTCATAAACGCGTGGTCAAGGTCGCCGGTAGTGTTCTGCATTCGGCGGAAAATTTCTTCGTTTTCTGCTGCTGCGGGACCAACCAACTGCAGCATTGCGGTCAATGCACGTACGTTTCCGAATACCTTTGCAAACGCGGCCGCTCCCTCTTGTGTTCCTCCAAGTTTTTCTGAGAGGTTTGATAGTCCAGCAAAAAGACCTTTGTCTTGAATTTCATTTCTTACCTGTTCTGCGCTGGTACCGACAGCAGCCAATGCGTCTCTTCCTTGCTTTGACGGCTTGAGCAATTGAGAAAGAGTTTGACGTACATAAATTGCTGCTGTTCCGGCAGTCATACCGGAACGGGTAAGTGCTGCCATCGCTGCTGCCACGTCATTAAATGAAGCACCGAATGCAGCAGAGACAGGAAGAACTTTACTGAATGCTGGAGCAAACGTGTCGGCTTCTGCCTTACCTTCACGAACTGCCGCAACAAGAATGTCAGTTGCTCGTCCGGCACTTAGATTTGCCGAACCATAAGCGTTGAGTGCCGACGTAAGAGCATCTGCGACAACTGTTGTTTCTCCCATTCCGGCTGCAGCGGCTTTGGCCGATGATTCAAGAACCGACATCGCAACGTCAGCATCACGCAAACCAGCCGAGGTAATAAAGTAAAGTGCTTCTGCTAGTTCTTCCGGACCCTTAGTTGTCGCTCCCGCCAAATCAAGAACGCCTTCTTTCATCCTTTCTACCGAATCAGCGCTGACTCCTACCAAGCCTCTAATTCGGGCAAAGGATGTTTCAAAATTTCTAAAAGCCTGAACTGCGGCTTTTCCAATTTGCATAAAACCACCGGCTACGGTGTATTTCATCAGCGATGCGGTCATTCGCATTGAGTCGCCGAGTGTTCGCGCTGTAATTACTCCTTGACCCATTCCGCGCGTCATTGCCCTGCTCGCGCTAGTAACAGCGCTCATGCCGCTTGTTGCCGAACGAACACCAGTTGTGGTGATTCGAATTGTTACGTTGAGGGGCGTTACCCCACCCGCTGACGGCGTTGCTGGCATATAATTATTTTCTCACATGCTTTTCAAATGTCAAATTTGCTAAATGTCTAATTTTTGTTGACCGTCAGCCCCATTTGAGCAGCAAAAGCCATAAGTTGGTCGTGACCTGCGCGTTTTTTCATCCAGCCCTTTGCTTCAAAAACGCATATAACTTGTGCTGGGCTTAGTTCCCAGAAGACTTCGAGCGACTGGCCCGTTTGGGACCAGAGTCCGTACCACTGAGCCCAGGGGATGCTGTATTCGTGCTTAGCGTTTTGGCCAGTTCCTCGTTTAGTGATTTCCTTTGAGCGTCTGCGAGCCCTACGCTTTGCCTGAGCATAAGACTCGCTATCGAGGGGTCCACGCCATTTGCAACAGACCAAGACGTCCCAATCACGTTGGAGTACATAACCACCTCCCCGTCAAGCATTGCTTCGCCAATTTCAAGAATGTCCTTTTTCAACAAGAATGAAAAGGTTTGACGAACTGTAGTCACTGGGAATTTCTCCAGTTTTTCTTGCCATGCCTCAAGTCCACCAAAGTGAATCTCAACATCAGAGATGCTGTTGTTGGTAAACTTCACGTGATAAATTACTTTTTCAATTTCCCCATCTTCAGTTAAGACTCTTTCCCAAGAATCTCCAACTTTGATTGTTTTTGCAAACTCGCAAGGAATGCCTTTATTTTTCAATATTACGGGTGAATAGTCCATGTTGACAGCATACACAACCGACCGTATATGCGCAAACGCCAGCCCCAAGCATGAATCGCTTGAGGCTGGCGTTTAACCCAGCAGACTAGTTATTAGGCGCTAAGACCTGATGAGGCCTCACGGAACTCGACTTTTCCAAAGCCCAGACCGGTTGCCGTTGGAAGAATCGCTTCCGCATCGAACGATGGCGTTGAGAAGTTGTCTGTCGAACCAGACATGATTGTTCCACCAGTGATTTGACACTTGTTCAACACAAATGCCATTTCGGCCAAATCGGACTCAAGGTCATTTACCAAGAATTCAATCTTGAAGTTAGGAAGTGACTGTCCGTCGAACTCGTATGATGCGAGTTCTGCCGAACCGGAACCACTCGTTGCGACTGAACCTCCGAAGATAGTTGCCAATACTGGAAGGCTGAGTTCCGAATAGGTTGCGGAGAAGTTGAGACGGTCGACCTTACCCTTTTTGGCAAGAACCTTTCCGTCACCCTTCAACTCAACGCTGATGAAGTTTGGCTCAACCGAAACTTCTTGAATGCCCGGTACATCTACGGCTGCGCCGTAAGTGATGCCACCAGTGACATCTGCAGTGACGGGGTAGACCTTGCAGTCGTGTACGTCGAAAGAGATTGTGGAATTATTTGCGGCCATGTTTGTGACTCCTTTGGTCTGCTAGGCACTCACTTGCGTGAGCGTTTGAATTCTCACAGGTTTATATGTATAGACGAAGTATTCTCTAGGGATTTATCCGAGACCATGTTTTGTGATTTACAATTCCGGTTTCTTCAAGACCGACCTTCTTTTGAAACTGCTTAACGGCCGCTTCTGTTTTTGGTCCAAAGTCTCCGTCGGTTGCGCACTGGACTCCTGCTTTATTCAACAACTGCTGAAGTGTTTTAACCGCACTTCCTTTTGCTCCAAGTTGCAGAACTGGGTTTGAAGCAGCATTCGCCTTTCCACGCTTTATTGCAGCATCGGCATTTCCCACAGGCGCTTGGGCTGCAGTCGGTGCCGAATTCGCCACGAGGGTGGGTGCTGGTGCGGGTACTGCGGTTGCTTCGCCAGGCTTGCAAACTTCTAGTGGGTTTGCGTTCATCCATGCTTGTACTGCTTCTGGCACTTCATCACCTTTTGTATAACGGATATGCCATGGTTCTTCCGGTACTACTTCCCAAGAAAATCCAAACTTGCGGCAATTTGCAATCATCCACTTCAAACGCTCGCCACTTGCGGTATGAACATCAACGGCCAAGCCGCTATTGTGCTGCGAGGTACCCGGTGCAGCCAAACTGGCCAACTTCTCCGACTTCTTGTACCACTTAACGCCTTCAAACGTACGAGTGCTGTTTCCGTTCGGTTCTTTTGTATATCGCTCAAGAAAAACTCTTAGTTGAGCGTCATAAGAACGATACAAGTCGCCAGCAGAGGTGGGCTTTAGTTCGATTCCATCAGCGGCCGCAGCAGCCTTGAGTGCTTTCCAAGCATTGGCGGCCAACCAGTGAAGGCGACCTCCATCAACCTTCGGTAGAAGACTTTCTGGAAAACGACCAGGTTTGTGTCCCGCAACATCTTTTGGTGGCGTAAGTTTATCGATATACAGTTCGGACACTTTGGTCTCCTGTTACTTTGATGGATTTTCTTGTTCCACTTTGCTGAACACTTCGTTGATTTCTTTTTCTGACAGTTTCCCATCTGTTAAAAATGCACGAGCCAACCCTTCAAGCACATTCGCCACGCCGCCGATTCCGGCCATAAATATGGCCTTCTCCATTGACACGCCAGCAATTGTGCCTGCTCCGATAACGCCCAGGCCGGTGACCGTGAATGTTGCGATAACTCGAAGGATGACATTTTTTAGCATGTTCATAAATATTTCTCCAGAGTGGACACCCAGCGGAGTGTTTACGCACTGGGCGCCCAATCCGAGGTAGCGATACCTACTTCTTAGCCGCCGCTTTTTTTTCTTCCGGTTTCTTAGCAAGGAATGAAGCGACCATTGGGTCGCCAACTTTCGTGCTAAGCAGTGCGAGAGCAGCAGCAGCAAGCGGCATCAAGAGAGCCGTCATTTCTGCATCAACATTGTACTTGTCGCACACGTAGACAATGACACCGAGTGCTCCACCTTTGAGAACTTGGTCATAACTCATTTTCTTCTTGTCCATGATTACTCCTTGGTCATCGGCGTTATCGCCGCAATCAGTCTTGACTAAGGATTCGTATACCTGGACTATGGTCTTTTATTCTGCTTTTGCTAAAAGCCTTTTCATTAGGTCCCTAACAACAGATTCCTGTTCGACCTCGTCACCTTCTGTAACAGCATCCACAACGATTCTTTTGCCATCAACAAGGTCGTATACATCTTCGTCGATTGTGTCTGCTGCAAGTAAGTACCAAGCCTGAACATTGTTCTTTTGGCCGATTCGGTGGCACCTGTCTTCTGCTTGGTCGTGTTCTGCCGGGGTCCAACCCATTTGCACGAATACGACATCGGAGCCGGCAGTAAGCGTTAGACCAACACCACCTGCTTGTAGGTTGAGAACAATTACGCGGGACTTTGAATCATTTTGAAACGCATCAACAGCACGCTGACGCTCCTCAAGCGAATCTCTTCCGCTTACGCGCAAGCCGCCATATTTTTCGGCAAGATGGTCAACAACGTCAATGTTGTAGGCAAACACAACCAACTTTCTGTCACACGAATCAAGAAAAGAATCAATCCATTCTTCCACTGCATCCATTTTGGCTAATGCCGCCAAACGCTTAAGAACCTGTGTTCTGGCCATGTGCTCAGATGAATCTTTACCTTTGTATCCGTTTGCCGAAAGAAATGATACGAGGTCATTTTCGGCACTCCTGTACTGTTTGAAAGCAGGTCCAGATGCGTCAAGGTGCACAACATTGCGAACCTTGTCTGGAAGTTCGGGGAGTACCTCATCTTTGGTTCTTCTGATGTAGCAGTTTTGACGAAGTTTCGTATTCAATTCAATTAAGTTGCTCGCTCCACCAGTGTCCCAACCAAAACCATTATGGTGCGCGTTGGTGTAGCGCTTTAGGAAAGCCCACTTTCCTCCAAAGCGACCAAGCATTCCCATTATCTCCAACTGAGAAACAAGTTCTGATGGTCTGTTTGTTACCGGAGTGCCAGACAAAAGAAGCACGGAACCCGACGAGCCAATGCTTTTGGCTATATCTTTTGCGGCCTTGGTTCGTTTTGAGGTTCCATTTTTTACGTAATGAGACTCGTCAAGAACAAGACCGCTGGGTTTTAGATGTTTGATTGGCTCAACAAACTTATAAAGAATGTCGTAGTTCACTACGTTCACATCGCAGGAAATAATATCAGTTTTTCCGGACACAACATTGACCGTTCTTTGTGGTAACCATTTAGCGAATTCTCTACGCCAGTTTTCCTTCAACGAGGCCGGACAAACAATCACCGCAGGGAAAGCATCTTTTGCTTCCAGTGTCGCTATTGCTTCTACAGTTTTTCCCAAACCCATCTGGTCTGCAATAAGACATCTCCCAACAGAGGATGCATAAGCAACACCAGCCTTTTGATATGGCATCAGCGTTCCGGAAAGTGTCGGTATGTTGATATCAGCGTCGGTTGAGGCAGATGCTGTCAGCAGTTCTGCATCTCTTTTTGCAGAAGTTAATAGTGCTTTTCTTAACGAATCGCTTATCTCAAATGAATGCTTATCTGCTATCTCGATTACCGCAATGCAAGGGGGGCATGTCCAAAACTTTTTCTTTACATCCCATAGTCGACCTTGAATTTCCTTTATCTCGGCAACAATCTCCTGATTATAGGAAAAGTCAAAAATGATTCTTCCACTTTTAGACATGGTGATTTTGCGGTCGTTCAATATCTGGCTACTATCCGTCGCTACGCCCATTTTATTAAGTTCCTCTGTTGTGTTGAATCCGTAGTTGCTTGCAAAAAACTCTATCTGCGCGCTGCTAGAAAGCGGCGCAACCCACAAACTTGCTTCAGTGTTCCATCTGACACCATCTATTTTTTGCAGTTCGCCTATTAGTTGCTCGTCGTATTCGCACTCGATTACAAATATATCTCCGTTTGTAGATACTTGATTTACTCCCCTTTTTCTTACCTGTTCAAGAATCGACGATGAATCAGCACCGGTGAAATTAACTGGTCTAGGTGGAGGCGAGATGTCGTCGTATTTGATTCCGTGTTTTTTTAATTGCGCTTCATACCGAGAAAGCATTGTCCATGCAACATACGAAACCGGAGGCGACCACTTTGAATCTGGGAGAAGTGCTACAAGGGAGCCAAATCTAGAGTCTGCTTTGTTAAAGCCAATTCCATCTTTTTCCTCAGCACCATCACACAAATTTGCAATTGTGCGTAATGCTTTTGAGAGAAGCGCTACATCGTAGTTATTTACTGTGTTGAGACTGTCGACCATAGTCTTATGTCGTGTGGTTCTGCTGAGTATTCAGATTCAAAAGATGAACGCTTGTGTTCGATGATTGCCCTAACCAGCCTCGTATTTTCTTCAACCAAGTCAAGATTGTCTGAGTTAACAAGAATTGTTTTTACTTCGGAAATTCTTTTGCTGATGCCGTTTCTATAGCGTTGTGATTTCCTGACCCATTCGTCAAATTTTTGCTTTTCTTCTTGATAATCTTCGTCGTCAACCAGACCAAGTTCAACATCTTTTGCCATCATGTCAATTTTGCTTTTATGAAAAAGGACTTGTGAGTCAGAGTCGGAAAGGGCCGTGATAAGGGCAAAGCACCACGCTGAACGATTTTCTTCGGCTTGCAGCCACTGAATCTCTTCGTCAGTTGCCATACCTTTACATTCGCGCTTGGCCATGTCAAGAACATCTAGTTCTTTTTGCATTTGTACCTCTTAGGTTGAAGTTATTTAGTATCCTCAGCCTACCAAGAATTGGGTCTTGTTACTCGCTGTCGGGTTCTTTCATGTGCAACCACATTGCAGCGACAATGGCCAACACTGTTGATATTCCAGCAATTCGCTGAATAGTGCCAGACAAAGTTAAATAAACAACAAGTGAGCCAGCAAGCGTGAAGCCCATGTTAAATATTCCGTAAACGAACTTTTTGAAGAATGCTTTCCAGTTCATGACTTTTTCTCCGTCAACGTATTTGTAAATACTTATACTCTTTATCCAGTCCAGACCATCGCCGGCTATTTCGCCAGTAGGCTCAGATTCTTCCTCCCTATCCCGTCTAGTTGCTGTGTCTTGTCTTGTGCTCGGGGGTGTTCCTCCAGAACCTCCAGAACCTCCGGAAATCGGTGAGGCTGGACTGGCGAGGGCAAGGGAGGCAGCAGACGCTGCGAGGAGGCTGGCGGCCACTACGGTGCGACGCTGGCCAACGTCAATGGTTTGGTCGAGCATTTGATAGTTATCAAGGGCCCCCTCAAATATGTCCACAACGTCCTCGAACACGTCTCTAATCGCTTCTGGAGCAGTCTGAGCGGCATCTACGATTTGGTCTGCCTGTTCCTCGCTTAACTCATCTACGGGAACCTGCTCGAAGATTGCCTCTGCTTGGCCCTCATCAATGCTTTCAAGAACCTTGGGGCTAGTTGCAAGTTCTGTTGCTTGACCTGACTCAATGCCGCCTTCCTGCTCTATTACTAACGTGACGACTTGTCCAACCTGCTCGCTCGTAATTGTGTCTGATTCCAACACATCTACGATGACTCCGACTGATTCGGAGTCCAATTCATTACCCAAAACAGCGGTGAAGGTTTCAATCAAAACTTCGGTGCTTACTTCTTCGTCAAAGACTGCGCCAAGAGCAGCGCCCAAATTCTCTGCGGTTAGACCGTCCTCCAATACATCAACGATAAGGTCAATGGTTTCTGCATCCGAGAGGTCACTATCAAACACGCTGTCAAAGATTGCTTCTGTCTCTGACATGCTCAGGTTTGTTTCAAGCAAGTCTCCAAGAACTGTCATGGTGTCCGCAACAGAGATGTCCTCGTCAAACACGGCTGCCATAACTGTGTTCAGGTCGCCAGAACTAAGCGGACCATCAAAGATTGATTCCAAAGCCGACACCATATTATCGGCAGAAGTATCTTCGGAGAATGCTGAATCCAAAACTGCCGTCAACTGTTCGCCGGTGATGTCTGCATCCAGCATCGTCGTCAGTGCTTCAGTGAATACATCTGCCGAAACATCTTCGGTGAACACGGCTTCCAGGACATTGTCAAACTGAGTGTCGGTAAGTTCTG